AAAGAAGGCGATTTAGTGTATTTTCCTCTGGGAGATAGACTTTTTGAAATTAAATTTGTAGAACATGAAAAACCTTTCTATCAATTGCAGAAAGGATATGTGTACACTCTGAAGTGTGAAATGTTCAGATATGGTAATGAAGTTATCAATACTGAGGTTGATGAAATTGATGATACTATTACTAGCAATCTTGTCGATGAAGACGGTGATGGGGTTGTAGAAGGACTTGCAATTACAAGAACTCTAAATCTTATTGGAATAGGAACTACAGCAACTGCTGAAGCCCTTAGGATTTGTGACGGTGGTATTTCATATATCAATATAACTAATAGAGGTGGAGGATATACATATAATCCAAGAGTTGGTATTTCCTCTGCACCGGATGGAGAAACGACGGGTGTTGCAACCGCTACAAGAATTGCAAATATTGTTGCTTGTGAATTGAATGTCAACCCAGTGGCACGCTCTGTTCAAAAAGTTGATATAATTAATCCTGGATGTGGATATACTCTAGCACCCGGAATTAGATTTATTGGTGATGGAGTAGGGGCAGCAGCAACTGCTGGTATTGGCAGTGGCGTTGTTAGTGGTATTATATCTGTAACAAACGGCGGTTCTGGTTATATTCAATCACTACCACCTACGATTACCTTTAGTGGATCATCTATAGTATCGGCCGCTGCTACTGCTGTTGTTAGTACCACAGGAACAATTAGTGCCATTAACTTTACAAACTCTGGTCTGGGTTATACTGCTGTACCTACAATTACAATTGGAGCACCAAACCTGGTCGGTGTTGGAACCTATCAGAAGAATGAAACCGTTACAGGTTCTTCTTCAGGAGTTACAGCAGTTGTTGTCTCTTGGAATTCTCCTACAAGTGAGTTAGAAGTATTCAGAGCAACTGGAGACTTTACAGTTGGGGAGAATATCGTCGGGTCGGCATCTTCTGCAAGGTATACACTCAGGAATACAACTTTACCTGAAACTGGATTTACCTCCAACCAGGAAATCGAAAATGCAGCAGATAACATCATCGATTTTACCGAAATAAATCCGTTTGGTACACCTTGACCCTAAATAATTGTTAAACAAGAACCAAAACGATGTTTGAGTATTTTTACAACGAAATTTTTAGGAGAACCATTATATCATTCGGTTCTCTGTTTAATGAAATTTCAATCAAACAGGAGAATGCTTCTGGTAATACTATAAACGACTTTAGGGTTCCTTTGGCGTATGGTCCTACACAAAAGTTTTTAGCAAGATTAAATCAACAACCAGATTTAAACAAGTCTACTTCTTTGACATTACCTAGAATGTCATTTGAATTTATTGGACTCGATTATGATCCCACCAGAAAGTTGCAGCAGACTCAGACTTTCAAGAAAGGTTTGGTATCAGACCCAACTCAAATTCAAAAAGTCTATACCCCAGTACCATATAATATGAATTTTGAACTGGCAATCTTTACCAAGTTGAATGATGATATGCTGCAGATTGTCGAACAGATTCTGCCATATTTCCAACCACATTATACGATGACTCTCAATCTTGTAGATACGATTGGTGAGAAGAAAGATGTTCCAGTCGTTCTCAACAGTATTGATATGAATGACGACTATGAAGGAGACTTCTCTACAAGGAGAGCACTCATCTACACTCTGAGATTTTCTGCTAAGACATATCTCTACGGTCCTGTTGCTTCTGCAAGCAGCGATATTATCAAGAGTGTCAAGATCGGATATGTTGCTGGTTCTACAGGCGGTGCAGAATACAATAGAGACCTCACATACAGAGTTACACCAAGAGCAATCAAGAATTACACAGGCACAGTTCTTTCCAACCTCACTGACGATATTGATATCAATACAACAATCATTAAGGTCGATGATCCAACAGCATTTACTGCAGAGACCTATGTTGAGATTGAAGGAGAGTCAGTATACATCACAAATATTACTGACGAAAGTATCAAGGTCAAGAGAGCTCAAGATGAAACAACTGCTACGAAGCACCTCAGAGGAGAATCTGTCAAGTCTATTACGGATGCGGATGATTCTCTCATTGAGGCAGGCGACGACTTTGGTTTCAGCGTAGATTATATCTGATAGGGTAATGAAAATGAAGAAACAATTTGATGAACTCAATGAAACTTTTGATGTTGAAGGGGACATCGTATCCTCAGAACCAGTAAAAGACATGCCAAAACTTATTCCGACTTCGGCATCTTCTATGGATGATGTCAAGAAGGATTATGAATATACTAGAGGTAATCTATACTCTATTATTGAAAAGGGACAAGAGGCAATCAACGGCATTCTTGAACTCGCTCAAGAGAGTGAGATGCCTAGAGCATATGAAGTTGCAGGCCAGTTAATAAAAAACGTTGCAGACGCAACTGATAAGTTGATGGAACTGCAGAAGAAACTCAAAGACGTTGAAGAAGAAACAGTTGCCAAGGGCCCAACGAATGTTACTAATGCATTGTTTGTTGGTTCTACTGCAGAATTATCAAAGTTACTAAAACAAAATAAAAACCAGGAAGAAACTAAATAATTAAAAGTAAATAAGATTCATGTCAGTACCAGTAGTTAATTTAAAAATTGAAAAAGGAACTACTTTTGAGGCAACATTTAATGTAACAAATAGTGATGGTTCAGTTTTTGAATTGAATAACTATACTGCTACTGCCAAAATAAAAAAATGGCCAGCAGCTTCTAGCTCAAAATCATTTTCAACAACTGTTACAGCATCAACTGGCGAAATAAAAATATCAATGGCATCTTCAATAACATCAGAATTGAGTTCTGGGAGAAGTTTCTATGATGTTATTATTACAAAATCAACAGGGGCAATCACAAAAGCCTTTGAAGGCACAGTTATGATAGTAGACACGGTATCGACATGAATGTATCTTTAGCAAGTCAAAGCGCACTTACTGTCAGATTAAAACCTGAAAACCAAAAAATAAAAGTTGCGACTATTCAAGGGGGGATTCAAGTGCCGGCAGAATTTGCAGATCTTGAGGATTTTGATGCAACAGGGGTTAAAGATAAGTCGGTGATTATGTATAATTCTGTGACTGGAAAATATGAGGCAGTTAACGTTGATGAAATACTTTCTGCTGCCGCAACAGAACCAGAGTCTCCTGGATTGCCCGATGCATTTATTGATTCTCTTGATACAGATCTAACTAGAGGTTCTAACATAGATTTAGATGGTGGAACTTTTTAAATAATCTAAATAATAAAAACAAGAATGTGTAGAACAGATGGCGGCTCCCGTAATTCAGTTTAAGAGAGGCCTCCTCGCAAATCTCCCTGGTCTTAGGGTAGGTGAACCCGGCTTTACTACCGATGCTTATGATCTTTACGTTGGCATCGACTCCACAAGTAACAATAATCAATTTGTAGGATCTGGAAGATACTGGTCAGTTAATACCAATAGTGTTGGTAGTGGTGTTAATTTAGTTGAAGGAACTGATAACGGAGCATCTTTCGTTACCATCAAGGCACCTGACTCTCTTGCTGGAATTGTAACATATACCTTCCCAGGAACTGATGGTAGCAATAACCAAGTTCTCTCCACAAATGGTTCAGGAACTTTATCGTTCATCGATGCTGTAGCTAGTTTAGAAGTTGGTGCAGATTCGGGTAGTAATGATACTGTTAATCTTTTAACAGATACTTTAACCTTTACTGGTGGTGAGGGTATTGATACCACAGTAACTAACAATGTAATCACAATTGCTGGCGAAGATGCTTCCGATAGCAACAAAGGTATTGCGTCTTTCGATAGCGATGATTTTGACGTTTCTTCTGGTGCAGTAACCCTTGGAGATAGTGCTAACGGTGCTGTTCTCGCAATTAGTGCAACAGCAAATGAAACAACAGTCTCTAGATCAAACGGCACAGTAACAGTTGGTCTTCCAGATGATGTTACCATTGGTGGAACTCTTACCGTAACCACTGCGGTGGATATTAATGGTAGTGATCATGATATTAACGGTGCTATTGCACTGGATCACGTAACCGTATCTGGTATCACAACTATTGCGGGAGCTTTAGATGTTAACGGCGACGGTCATGATATTGCTGGAACCATTGCTCTGGATAACGTTAATACCTCTGGTATTACGACCACGACCAGAATTCATGGTTATAAAGCACTTGTAGGTTCTGCTAGTTCAACAACTGAAACTTTTGTAGTTGCTGTTGCTTCCAAGACTGCAAACCATAGGTATAATGGTTCAGGTTCTTCATCAGGTTACTTCATTGACGGAGTAGAAGCTCCTTTCTTAACACTACTTCCTGGAAAAACTTATAAGTTTGATCAATCAGACGCCAGTAACGCGACTCACCCAATCCTCTTTTATCTTGAATCTGACAAGACCACAAACTATACAACTAACGTAACCACAACTGGTACTGCTGGTAATGCGGGTGCAAATGTTCAGATTACTATCGGAGACGAAACTCCTGCAGTTCTTCATTATCAGTGCTCCAACCATGGTTACATGGGCAACTCTCTGGCGGCAAATACAAATGTCGTTAATAGTAACCATGATGCTACCCTGAGAGGCAACTTAACCTTAGGAACTAGCACTGCAGTCAATGCGGTCCTCGATGAGGATAACATGGCTAGTGATAGTGCAACTTCGCTGGCTACTCAACAGTCTATTAAAGCATATGTTGATTCGCAGGTAACCGCACAAGATCTTGATCTTACCACTGATAGTGGGACAATTGCTATTGATCTTGACAGTGAGACCTTAACTATTTCGGGAACAGCAAACGAGATTGAAACAAGTGCTACTGGCAATGCGGTAACAATTGGTCTTCCTTCTGCTGTTACAGTTACAACTTCAGTAACAACTCCAACCGTTCAAGCATCTGCTGTTAAGGCAAATGACGGCACTGCTGCTATTACAATTGCCGATAGCACTGGTGCTGTTCAACTTGCTCAGAACCTGACGGTTTCTGGTAACTTATTTGTCAATGGTTCGACTACACAAGTTAATACTACCACTACCACCATTGAAGACCAACTGCTTGATTTAGGCATGGTCGATGGTTCCGTACCATCATCTGACCTAGACAAGGACATTGGTGTTCTGTTCAACTATTATTCCGGTGGTGCTGCTAAGAAAGCAGCAGTCTACTGGGACGATAGCACTTCAAGAGTTGTAGTTTCTGCTGATGCTTCAGAATCTTCTGGAGTTATGACCAACACCACTGGTGGCGCACTAGAAGTTGCTTCTCTGTATGTCTCTGGTTGCAGCGGCACTATTGATGAAGTAATCGGATGTAGCGGAGGCACAATTGTAATCACAAACGCTACAATCGACGGTGGATCATTCTAATTCATGTAACATACTCTAAATAGAGGGAGTTAATCTCCCTCTTTTTTTATGGATGAACAAGATTATAAGAATTTAATTGCAATATATCAAAACAAATATTTTGATTCAATTAATCAAAATATTGCTCTTGAAGCTAGAGAATTAAAATACAGACAAACGATTGAATCTTTAAATACAAAAATTTTGGAATTAGAAAAAAAAATATCAAAACCAAAAAGAACAGTAACAAAATCAGAAGACATCTTTGATTGAAAATATCATAAATAATAAAGACTCTTACATAAGAGGATTTAACGGTATGTACCAACCATGAGAGAATTGAATGGCAGATCCTAATATAAGAATAAAACGTTCAGCAGTACCTGGTAAAAGGCCGACAGTAGATCAACTGCCGTTGGGGGAACTTGGACTTAATACTTATGATGCAGAACTGTTTGCCCGTAGAGAACGTAGTGGTATTGGTTCTGATATTGTAAGATTAGGTGCTGGATCAACAGTTACTAATATACTATATGTTACACAAGACGGAAATGACTCCAACACAGGAAAAAAACTTGGAGACGCAAAAAGAACAATCGGAGCAGCACTTACAGAGGCAGCAACAGGAACTATTATTAAAGTTAGTGCTGGAACTTATCTAGAAGATAATCCTTTAGATATACCAAGTCAAGTATCCATTGTTGGAGATACTTTAAGAGAAGTTTCCGTTCAATGTCAGAATACTGGAGATCTTTTCCACGTATCAAATGGCAACTACATTTCTGAGATGTCATTTACAGGAACTGCAAATACAGGAGCAATTTTTGCTTTCAGTCCCGATAATCCAACATATACCAATCAATCACCATATATACAAAATTGTACCAATTTCATTCCAGATAGTATTGGATTGAAAATTGACGGATCTAAAATTATAGGTCCATTAAAATCTATGGTCGTTGATAGTTATACCCAGTACAATCAAGGTGGAATTGGGGTTTCAATCACGAATGAAGGTTATGCTCAGTTAGTCTCATTGTTTACTATCTGCAATGAAACAGCAATTTATTGTGGTTCTGGAGCAGCTTGCGATTTAACTAATTCAAACTCATCTTTTGGAAACTATGGTTTAGTTTCAGATGGAGTAGGTCCACGAAAGTTTATAGGAATAGTTACATCTGCTGAAAGTGAAAATTCTGATACATTTACAGTAGATTTAAATACTCCTACATTTGATGTATTAAATGCTGATTATGACAATACTACCGGATTGACAACAATCACTGTAGATGCTAATCACAATTTCAATATTGGCATGGGAGTTACTATTGCTGGACTCGCATTTACTTGCACTTCTGGGCCAGGAATAGTAACTTATCCTTCAGGAAATAATGGATATATTTTTGAAGTATCTGGAATTACATCCTCAACCGCATTTGAGGCCTATGTTGGTGCATCTACTCTACCACATACGTATCAATCTGGGGGAACGGTAGGAATTAATACTATTAGACCATTTGATGGTCAAGTGATTTATTTTGGAGAACTCTTTTATACTATCAGTGGAGTAACAGTCAGTTCTGGTGGAACCGGATATACTTCAGACGTTAATATCACTTTTGAAGACCCATCAGAATCTTGGGGTATCCCCGCTACAGCTGTTGGCGAAGTTAAATCTGGAAGCGTTATTGATGTTGAGATGGTTTCAAATGGAAGAGGATATAGTTCAATTCCACCCACAGTTACTTTTGCTTCACCTGATGTTGGAATCAATACTGCAACGGGCACTGCACAATTAATTCCAACATATTATATTGTTCAAAGTTCAACACCAGTAGTTTCTGGAATATGTACTATTACTTTAACAGATAATGTTCCATATGCTGTAGGTGTTGGTTTAACAGTTCCAGTATTTAAGCAGAGTAGAGTGCTCGCTTCTGGACATTCTTTAGAGTATATTGGTTCTGGCGTTACAATTGCAACTGCTTTGCCTCAAGGAGGAGGGGTGCCAATACAAGAACAAGAAACTGATTCTCGTAATGGTGGATTGATAGTATTTACTTCTACGGACCAAGCAGGAAACTTTAGAATTGGTGATGGTGTTGTAATTAATCAACAAGCGGGAACAATTTCTGGAACATTTTATTCCAAGAGTTTATTTTCAACAATAACACCATTTATTCTAGCATTAGGGGGAGATTAAAAAATGGCATTAGCACTTAATGTATTCAAAACAGTTACTGCAGTTGTTAATACTTCGGTGACAGTAATTTATACAGCACCAGTTGGATATACTGGGGTTGTTCTTTTAGCACAAGTTGCAAATGTAGGTTCAAATCCAGAAGATATTACATTCATTCATCGCAGAAGTGCAGTCGATACTGAATTGTTAAAAAACTTTCCAATTTCAGCAAGTGATACAGCAAATCTTCTTGCTGGAAAATTGGTTCTTGAGTCCGGAGATAAATTAGTATTATCAGGAAGTAATGCTTCAAATTTAAAATTTATTGGAAGTATCTTAGAAACTCTTAACTAAAATGGCAAAATATCTAAGTCCAAAGCAAAAATCTCTTAGTATTGGTATTGTTTCTTATACCGACAATAATACTTCACTTTCTGTTATTGGAAAGGTTGGAATTGGAACTACCAATGCAACAACAGACTTAGATGTTCGTGGATCTCTGAATGTTTCTGGTGTTTCGACATTTATTGACAATGTTGAATTTGATAACACAATTACTGATGTTCATGGAAGAGTCGGTGCTGCTGCGTCCGTTCTTTCATCAACCACAAGTGGTATTGCATGGGTTCCACCAGATGCGGGCCCACAAGGAACTCAAGGAACTCAAGGAACTCAGGGAATTACAGGTACTCAAGGAGTACAGGGTATTCAGGGTATTACTGGTACTGATGGAAACTTTGGTGGTGCCACATTTGATTATACTTTTGATACAACAACTACCGATTCTGACCCAGGTCAAGGTAAACTGAGGTTTAATAACGGTACATTATCTTCTGCATCGGTAATGTATATCGATGATACTGATGATAATGGGACAGATATTCAAGCGTTCTTAAGAACCATTGACGATTCAACGTCCACGATCAAAGGACACGTTAGAGTTTCTAATAGAACTGATGCTAGTGATTTCACACTCTTCACGATTAGTGGAACAAATACTGAAGCGACTGGATACCATAAAGTAAATGTTTCATATGTTTCTGGTGCCACATCATTCAGTAACTCTGAAGATATTATTGTAACCTTTGCTAGAACTGGAACCAAAGGAGACCAAGGCACTCAGGGAACTACTGGAATCCAAGGTACTCAAGGTATTACAGGCAATACTGGTGGAACTGGAGGAACTGGAACTCAAGGAACCACAGGCACTCAAGGTATTCAAGGTATTACAGGTACTCAAGGAACTAACGGAACCCAAGGCACTCAAGGAACACAGGGAACAACAGGAACCCAAGGCACTAATGGGGCCCAAGGTATTCAAGGTTTTAGTCATAATAAAACAACTGCAAATCTTACTGCAACAACCAATCAAACAACATTTACCACAAATTATGTTGTTGGATTTGTAGATGTCTTTCTAAATGGTGTTCGTCTGGGTGAGGGCGAATTTACTGCTTCTAATGGAACATCAATTGTTCTTGCTACTGGGGCATCTTTAGGAGATACGGTTGACGTAATTTCATATTCATCTGGTGGTCCTCAAGGAACCCAAGGAACCCAAGGAACCACAGGTACTCAAGGTATCCAAGGTACTCAAGGTACTCAAGGTATTACAGGCACCCAAGGTATTCAAGGTACACAAGGAATCCAAGGTATTACTGGAACCCAAGGTATTCAGGGTATTCAGGGATTTAGTTACACAAGATCGTCCTTCACATACACCGCTACCGCAAGCCAAACTACATTTAGTGGTGCTGACGATAATGCTAGTACTTTAGCATATTCCGTAGGAAATCTTGATGTATTCCTCAATGGATCGCACTTGGATCCAGATGATTTCACGGCAACAAATGGAACTAGTGTCGTACTGGCATCTGGGGCTGCGGTTGGCGATACGCTAACGATTGTCGCATTTGAATCTGCTGGACCTCAAGGTACACAAGGTACTCAAGGAACTCAAGGTATTCAAGGCACCACTGGTACTCAGGGCACTACTGGAACTCAGGGTGCTACTGGAACTCAAGGGACGCAGGGTATCCAAGGTATCCAAGGTATCCAAGGTACTCAAGGTATCCAAGGTACTCAAGGTATTACAGGCACCCAAGGTATTCAAGGTATTACTGGCACTGATGGAAACTTTGGTGGGGCCACATTTGATTATACCTTTGATACAGCAACATCCGACTCTGATCCTGGACAAGGAAAGATAAAATTTAACAATACAAATTTATCATCCGCATCAGTATTGTATATTGATGATACTGATGATAATGGAACGGATATTCAAGCGTTCTTGAGAACAATTGACGACTCTACATCCACCATTAAAGGCCATGTTAGAGTTTCAAACAGAACCAGTGCTGACGATTTTGCTATCTTTACAATTAGTGGAACAAATACCGAGGCAACTGGATATCATAAAGTAAATGTTTCATATCTTTCTGGATCAACTTCATTTAGTAATTCCGAAGATGTAATTATTACTTTTGCCAGAACTGGAACCAAAGGAGACCAAGGTACTCAAGGAACCACGGGTATTCAAGGAACTGCTGGTGTTCTTGGTGGCGATGGGGCCGATGGTGCTCAAGGTATTCAAGGTATTCAAGGACCTGGTGGACTAACAACCACCAATGCAGACACACTTGATAGTCTTGATAGCACTTCTTTCCTAAGGTCTGATGCTAGTGATGCAAGTTCTCAAAGAATACAATTCCAAGCAAATAATACTAATAATTGGGATACCATAGCGACTGCAACTGGTTCTCTGGGTGGAATTGAAATTTTTAATAACGGTGCTGGGAATGATGCATTTATGGCATTCCACTCTGGTGGTGACTATGCCTTCTACTTTGGTATTGATGCAACTACTAATGACCTTTCTGTTGGTGGTTGGTCGATGGGTGCCAATAAGTATAGAGTATGGCACGCAGGTAATGATGGGTCGGGGAGCGGATTGGATGCTGATACTGTTGATGGTATTCAGGCATCAAGTTTCTTAAGGTCTGATGCTGCTGATACTGCTTCTGGTCTTATAACATTTTCATCTGGTATCTATGTAACAAACTCAACAATAGGAATGGGCAATGATAGTGCTATTCTTTATTTTAATGATGCCACAAATCAAACAAGAAGTGGATATTGGACGAATAAAGATGGTTTTGAGGTACGCGGCGATAGTAATAGTAAAGCAAATGTTGTTCTCCAAACAGGAAACTTAGAGGTTGATAGCAATGCATATATTGGAGGAATACTTGGTGTTGGTGGAGCATTTTCTGCGTTAACGAAATCATTCCTAATTGACCACCCAACCAAGGAGGGAATGAAACTCCGTTACGGTTCACTTGAGGGCCCAGAAAATGGTGTTTATGTTCGTGGAAGAGTGAAAGATAATAATACAATTGAACTTCCAGATTATTGGACTGGACTGGTTCATGAAGATACTATTACAGTCAATCTCACACCAATCGGAACAAGTGCATCCCTACATAGTGTAGTAGATATTGTTGATAATACTGTTGTTGTGGAATCTGCAAATGGTAATATCAACTGCTTCTATACTGTATTTGGTGAAAGAAAGGATGTTGAAAAATTGGAGGTAGAATACTGATGGGAAGGATTATTTTTAAAGTAGATACATCAAATAATGTAGAGGTTCTTGATAGTGATTTTGCAGAAGAACTTATCACTGTAAAAACTGAAGGTGACTCAAAGATTATCACACTTTCATCAATTGAAGAAGATTTAGAAATCGTAGATGAGGAGGAATACATCTAATGGCAACAATCACTAGTGCTCAAAGTGGTAATTTTAGCAGTACCTCTACTTGGACAGGTGGTGTAGTTCCTGGTAATGGTGATAGATTTGATGTAAGTTCTGGACATACAGTTACATTAGATTCAAGTACTCCGATTCCATCAGCAGGATTTGTTGATAGTTACATTTATGGAACTCTTCAGAGTCAATCTGGAGCTTCAATGACTTTGAGAATGAATGGAAGGCTTTATGT